GTCCCGGCCCACAAACGCGCCAAACGGCACCCCCCTACGGCCTCAAAAACGGCACCTAACGCCATTTTTAGCCCCAAATCAGGCCCGGTTTTCACGCTAAAAACGCCACTTTCTGCCTTTTTAGGCCAATATCGCCGTGCCGATTTTAGCGCAAAAATCGACCCTAACGCCCTTTTTAGCGTAAAAAACGGCCCTGTTTTTAGGGTAATAACGGCGTTGGACGCCCTTTTTAGCGTAAAAAGGGGTGCCGATTGCGCTTTGATATCGCCATTACGCACGGTGCCGCCTTTTGACCAAATCGCGCATGGTCTTGGCATCATGACACGCGCAGCATAATGGCTGTAGGTTCTCCCGGCTGTTATCGCCCCCGTCGCGTAACGGCCGTATATGATCCACTTCCACCGCCGGCACCGCGCGCCCGCGTTCCGCGCAATGCCGGCATACTGGCTCAGCGTTAAGCACTACTTCGCGCAACTTGCGCCAATTGACGCCGTAGCCGCGTTGGTGCGCCGTCCCGCGCCTGGCGTCATGGTCCTTGAACACGATACGCGGCGTAACCTTTGGCTTGGACGTTTTAAGCCTAGGCGGAAGCCTCATACGTCAACCTTTCGATAGCCAGCGCGCCATAACGCTAACGCCAATGCGGTAGCGGTTTCCTCAACGCTTGCTTCGGTTAAATCAGGCTTGGCAGCGTGCAATACCTCATGGCAAAGCACGTCTAGCGCTCGCCGGCCACGCAATGCCCCGCGTATCTGAATCAAAGGGTGCCGGCCCGCAGGTAGCCAGCAGCGCCCCCAATCGGAACCCATAACGCGCGCCGTTTCAAAACGGATACGCCAAAGACGGCCGGCGATCTTGGTTTTAAACTCACGTCGCACGAATCACCTCAGCCGCAAGCCTGTATTCGCTTTGCTTGCCCGCAATATGCAAACGCATATAGACGGCGCCAAGCCCCTTGGGCGGCATTCCCTTTTCTACGCTCCAACCCCCAAACGCATCGCCATATTCATCCTTGTACGTACCCAACCGGCAATGCAATTGCTCGTCGATAGTTACCGCAACTTGGCCGTTAAACTGCCGTAGGCGTTCCCTGGCAATCGGCACTATCCAATGGTGATGCGAATGGCCCGTAATGACCATTTCGGCATCGGGGTAAAAACTGGCTTGCCGGCGGGTATCAAGCACGCCATGCGTCATTAAAGCGCCACCGCCCGAACCGTGAAAATATCGGACCTTAAACGAAAACGATCCGCCCTTGGCGCTTACCAGGCGGAATAGAACCCAACCGCCGTAGCCGCCGCTATACACGGGGCAAGGTCCAGCAGCGCTAAGCCCGGCGCAAAGCCGCTCGGTAAGATCAATTTCGTGCCGTTTCGTTACGCTTGTTTCGTGATTTCCGCGGCCAATAACCACAAACCTATCCGCGTACGGTGCATAAAACTTTACTGCTTCGCGCGTTACAGCGTCTAGGTAATCCCCGCATTGGTGTTCCGGCCTACATGCGCTTTTATCGGCCCTTGGGTCCCATTTTCCTTGCATAGCGCACGCTAAATCGCCCACGTCGATAACCCCGCCTTTACGGCGCGCGATTTCATCTAGGTGCTTCCGCTCCAACTCCCAATCGCTATGCGCGTTATCGTGATGCCTGTCGCTGCTAAGCAACCCGTTCCATTCGAACGCGTGCGGCGTATCGCAAATCATCGTTACCCGGTGAACGTTGCGCGTTAGTTTTTCAACGGTCCAGCGGCTACCGTTCACGCCTTCGCGCCAGTAATGCCCGTCCAACGTCTTTAAAACGCGTTCCAGTTCATTACGCGCCATCGGAAGCCCCTTGGACATGGCTACGCGTCATATCGGCAATAGCGCGGGCAATAGCCGGCCCATCCGCAACGCGTGCCATAAACGTCCATTCGGTATCCCCATCCTCCCGAAACACTACAACCGGCGCCCGGCCGTCTTTGCAATCGGCAATAGCCTGGCGTAGCCACTTCAACGCGGCCACCTTTGAATAGCGCTTGCATTCGACGTGCAAGCCTGGCACCCCGATTAAATCCGCATCGCCCGCGCGGCCGCAAAACTGGACGCTTCGCCTGGCGTTTGTTGCGTTCCAATGCAACGCCAGCACCGCGGCGCATTCCCGTTCCCCCGCCTTGCCCTTTTGCCTTTGCATCTTGCCCATATTGCCCCTTTTGTTAACCCGCAGACCAAAACGGTTTAGCATCGTCTCCGTAGCGAATGCGCCCGGCGTAAAACCAGTTCCCTAGCGAATCGGGTAGGTACACGGCTTCCGTATACGCGTCCTTTTTAATCCCCTCGGGAATTTCGTCTAAGCACGTCCCGCAAACGCAAGGAACCCGGATTTCTAGTACCTCGGCATCCTCCAACGTAATAACGTCGCCATCGCATGGCCCCCAACGTAGGGTTACTTCGGGCAACGTCATATTGGCATTGTGCCACGCTCTAGCCATTTTTCACCCTTGCAACCTTTCCCGGAACTGCGCCCGCAACCTTAGCGCTTGCATTTGCCGTAGGTAAGAATGCACTAGGCGCAACACTTCCCGTAATTCGAATTCGTCTACAACCGCCGTACGTGCGGCCCGTTTGCAGCGCTCAACGTTCCGCACCTCCAGCGCTTCGCACGCCTGGCAATGGTCAATACAGCAAACCCGTTCCAATACCGCCACGGCTAGAACCAATTGCTGGCGCTGCCTGGATAGGTGCCGTCTGTAATCCTGCACGCTACTTTGGTCTGCGGTGCCGTTTTCAAGGCTTGCCAAAATCCGAATAACCACGCTCGGCGGCGCCGGCTTTGGCTGTTCGGTTTTATTGTGCGTGCCCGTCATTCTGCGCCCTGGCGCATTGCGCTTTTTATTGTGTTGTGCGTCTCTTTAGAGCGCACACACACAAATAAAAGCAATGCGCGGATTGTGTTGCGTGGATTGTGTTGCGTAATTCGCACAATTATTATAGGACTAGTTTTAGACTTCCTTTGTACCGTCTGTAAGCCGGTTGCGAATCCAAACCGCACCCTTGGTAGCGCCCGTCTTGCGAATCAGCCCCTTACCTAGCGCAGCGCTGCGCAGGATGCGTAGCCGGTGCGTGCTTAGCCCAAACTCCTCCGCCTTGCCCACCATGTAATCGGCTCCAACGCCGCCAAAGGTTACGAATTCCTCCGCAAACCTTTGCGCGTTCCATCCGTCCGATTCCGCCGCCTTGGCGCTCTTTAGGTCTGCTGGATCGCCCATTGGGTCCACTTCAAATACCGGCCAATTGAACCGCAGCACTTTGGGCGCAATGGGTGCAAAGGATCGCACCGCAGAATCCAGCACTACGCAATTCTCTTCACGATGCTGGCGAAGAATCATATGGGTATCCGCGGCACGGCTAATGCTGCCGGCGCCACTACCTACGTCTGTTACGCTGCGTTCCGATTGGTTTCCCTTGCTCGTATGATGCACCTGCACGAACGCGCAATCTAGGCGGCGCGCCCAACCGTCGATTAGGTTGTATAGCCCTGCCATACCGCCGTTACTGTTTTCCTCCACGTCTGCCGGAATGAAACGGTAGAACGCGTCCAGGATGATTAGCGAATAGCAACCGCTTTCGATATGGTCAAAGACTGCCGCGCCAAGGCTATTAAAATCCTTCAGGTTGCCGCGAAGGTTCAATACCTCCAGGTTGCCTAGCGACTCGACGTTAACCCCCATTGCCGATGCAACCTTTGGGATACGGTGCGCCGTAGTTTCTTGGTGCAACTCATTATCCACTAGCAGCACGCGGCCCGCTTCCATTCGAAACCCCAACCACGGCCGGCCAGTAGCGCAGGAAATCGCTAGCCCAGTAACTAGCCAACTCTTACCGATCTTTGGTTGGCTAACCAGGTTAAGTGTTTCACCGCTACGTAGGACGCCTTCAATAATTGGGCGCCGCAACTCGGGGAATTCCTGAACCAGCGCGGGCGCCCGTACGGGCTTCAGCGGCCGCGATTCCTCCACGGGTTCCGCTGCTTCCGCAGGACCGTTAGACGGCTTCCTAGGCGCCTTAAAAGCGTTCTCCACTTGGCGCCCAACGTCGCGCAAATCCTCGGCGCTAAGCCCTAGCGTTTCCGCTCGGCGCTGGATAGCCGCCTTTGCTTCCGCCAACGGCCATGCCCGCGCGGCCATGTCGCACGCCACCGTAAAAATCGTAGTGCGCCGGCCATACGCCGTCATCACGTAGCCATCATCTAAGAAACGTTTCGCTAGCATTGAAAGGCTACGCGGTGCAACGGGTGCCGCCGGCTCGTCTGCCGTTTCAAAATGCGCCGGATCGGGGAATTCGTCTAGCGAATAAATGTTCTCGGGTACGCAATCATGCACCACGCATACTGGCCGGTGCGGGTACTTCCAGTTAACAAAACCGGGAATCCGAAGAATGCGCGGCGCATCGGTAACGCTGGCGTCAGATTTCAACCGTGCGGCCAAAGCCTTTTGGTAGCGCGTCCACAACGCTAGGTCCGTCATGGGTTCATCTAGGCGCCAGTACATATGTACGCCGCCGCCCGTTAGAACCGTTACCGTAGGGTGCGGAATGCACGCATCGGTATACGCCTGGCGCGCCTGTTCAACCGTTGTACCGCCGTCAAAATCCGCGAATAGGCAACGCGCTAGCGCGACGTCTGCCGCCGTACCGCCGTACCTCAGCCGCGGGTTAGCGCCGTAATAGGCTTGCACGTCGGCGCCGGCATTCGCAATACGCGTAATCACCTTCGCGGCTTTAGCCTGGTTAACCCATTCCCGGATGCACACTTTGCCTAGCGTGCGGAATTCGATTAGGTCCGACGGTTCAAATATGAAACCAAACAATTGGTACGCGGCTTCGATTGCTGCCGCCGGTTCTACTGTCATGGCTTCCTTGCCTTTCGTTTCGGTTGCTTAATGAAACGCGCTAACGTCGAATAGAAATTCGTCGGGGTTGTACGCGACGCCTAAGTTTTGTGCAACGTCTAGCGCCGGAATACCTCCGCATACCAACGCCTCCGCTTCCGCTAGCGGTACAAAAAACCAATTCACTTTACCGCGTTCAAAATGCTTATGCTCAACTATTGCGTAGCGCCCATCCGCAAATAGGCACACGCAATAAATCCAATCGCACGCGGTGCAAAAGCAATCGTTAAATTTGAAACCGGGTCTTCTCTTGTTTCCGCCCTTGCCCAACAAACTCCGGTCCCAATTTAACCGCGACGTTTTTACGGAAACAAAAGTAGCGCTAAGCCTGTCGCCTTCGGGAATGCTCAAAACCAAATCGTAGGAAAAGCCTTCGCCGCCCTTGCTTACTTGGTATCCACGCGCGGAAAGCATTGCCATAACCAGCGCTTCGCCGATATTGCCAATGCACTTAGTTTCCCCTGGTTCCTGCATCGCGTTCCGCTTTCTGTTCCAAGTACAAGTTTCGCTTGCGGAAATCTTCGCACCGCTCGCGCAAATAATCTGCGCGTTCCTCCCACGTCTTGGCTTCCTCGCGTAGCGTGGCGATAGCCTCAATAGCCCGATAGATGGGACCGTTAGGCGCAAGCGCTATGCGCTGCAAATCCCTTAGTAGTGCATCGTATTTTTCCATAGGTAATAAACCCCTAGCCGGGCTTTCGCCAGCGGCTAGGGGCTTCCGGGGGTTCGGTTAGAAGGGAATATCAGAATCGGCCAGGTCGGTAGCCGACGCCTTAGGCTTTGCCTTGCCTGGCTTGGCGTCAAGTGTACGCGCCATATCCTTAAGGTATTCACCCACGCGCGCCTTGCCATTCTTGCCAACGTAACTACGGGCAATAACGCTACGCCCTTCAAGGATTGATTCCTCAAACTGTCCGGCGTCCTTCGTAATCAGCGGGAAACCCGCCGCAAGCAACACTTCGTTGAGGCGGTAAATCTTGGTTACTGGAATTGAATCGAAGAGCCTGTAGCGCTTTCCGTTAACGGTTGTATCCAACCAAAGGTTCACTTCCCAACCTTCGGGATTGTCCGCCGTCTTGACGTTTTCAAATGGGCTTTGGCGTGCCTCACTCTTAACGATTTCGAACGTGTACGTACCGTCCGGCAGAACCTCGGGCTTGTTTCCGCCTGGCGTGTTTTCCTTGCTGCCGTGAATTACCTTAACCATTGCTTGCTTCCTTTCGTGTTGCTTTCTGTTCCTCGCCCCGCTGAATGAGGCTTTCCAAATATTTCGTAACTTGCGCGTCGTCGTCGCCCACTACCTTGCGGGCATTCGCCATTGCCTTCTGCCACGTGTACCTAGCCGATCCCATTTCACGCGCCAATTGCGCCACGCGTTCCGCCAATTCTCCAAGGCTTACCGCCGGCGACTCCGACTCCGCCGACGGCAAAACCTCGGGAATGCCTTCTAGCGCTACCGTCGAAGCGCTAGCCGGCTTTGTATTGGCAAGCCTGGCGTTCAACGCGGCAAGCCCGGAAGTCTGCACAACCTCGGCGCCGGCGCTAGTGGCTTCGGCTTCTACCTCGTACTCGGTTGGTCCAGCAAGCCCGAACGCTGCCTTCAGGCAATGCACTTCCGCCTTGATTCTCAGCATATGCCGCGGGCTTTTGTTCCACGTCGGGCTACTTTGCTTGAATTCGTGTAGCCAGCACGTAAACGAAAACTGTCCGCCCAACGTGGTATGCACCGTGAACGTGCAGTATTCGCCGTGTTCATCTTCCCCGTAGCGCACGTCCGACGATTGATAGCGCCCGGTTTCATGCGCCAGGCGGCGCCACCCGTCAACGCCCACCACAACGCTGAGCCGGCCACCGTAGGAAATGGCGTAAATTTCCTTGCACAACGGGTTAAGGTTGTACGCCTTCATTAGTTCCGATAGCGCCAACTTATCTACGTCGCTGGCGTTCCGCGGCATGACACTATCAACGATGCGTTCAACCGCGGACGGTTCTAAAACTACCCTTGCAATACTCATTCTGTTTCCCTTTCGAAACAATCCCAACCCTTAGCGGTAGCAAACGCGTTCGGGTCCATATACATACGCGCTAACGTCCTACGCAACGCGTCACGCTCTGCACGCAATTCCGCTACCTGCTGTCGAAGTTTCATGGTTTCATCCATAGATTGCAAAGTCTTTATATCCTGCTGCAACTGCTGGTTTCGAACGCCGATAGGTACGCACGTCATGCAAGTACCTTCTAAGCCTTCCATAATGAGTGCCAACGTCCTACGCAACGCGTCATGCTCTGCCGTCAACCGTTCAATTTCGTTAGCGGCTTCGAATTCGTTTTGTTCGCAACGCTGAAACGCGTCCACGTACAACGCGTGAAGGTTTTCGTTATCCGCTAGGTGCTTGGCGTGAAACGATAAACGCCGTAGCCTGGCGACCAAATCGCTCATGGCGTACCGCCTTCGATCTTGCGGCGCTCCCACGCTGGAACACCGATTCTCTGCACCTCGTCCGGCCACGCGTCAAAACGCTTAGCCTTTGAAGCCTTGGCCCATAGCGCAATGCCGCGCGAAACTTCTGATTCGTACATATCAATAACGTCGGCATCCAGGGCAAACGCTGCAATCCCAAACGGCGCCACGGTTTCAATAACAAGGAACACGAAATCGCTAAACGGCACGTTAGCAAGCCGGCAAACGCGGCGGTAGTGGCAAGCCTGTAGGCCGTAACCCCATCCGACCGACGCAATTGCGCGTTCGAAATCATCGCGGCTTGCGTGGCTACGTGTGGTTTTCACGTCAACCACAAGCCCGGTATGAGGATCGTACGCATCTAGCCGCGCCTTAATCGGAAAGTCTGCTTCCTTATCGTGCGCGAATACGGATACCTCACGATCCGGGCAAGAGTCAATAAGACGCGGAATCAGGTTAAGCGCCTTGTAGCGATCCATCACGCGCGCCAGCGTTTCGCCCTGTTCCGCCGTAATCACGGTGCGCCCGTCCGTGGTTTCTAGAAAGGATTCCCACCGGGCTTTACCTTGCTTGGTGCGCTTATCCACGTCCGGCGCAATGGCAACCAATCCGGAAAAGATAGTCGGCTCCAAAATCGCGGCGTGAATCGCGGTACCTAATTGCTGCGCCTGGTTGGATTCTTCCTCCATAGCGGCTAGCGCGTGCGCCGGCGTAGCCCGAAGAACGTTGCGAAGTACGCTAGAACCTAGCGCGACGCTACCGTGGTACTCAGCGGCCGACAAGCCGCGCAGCAAATGAAAGGTTGCGCTACCAGACACTTTCGATTCCAAGGATTTGCTACTCATTACTTTTGATCCGAACGTACTCATTACTTTCGATCCCCCAAAAAGCGCCGGCGATACCAGGCGGATAGACCGCCGGCGGGCTTGCCGGTTATGTCTTCCTCGTAGTATTCCTTCCGGCTAGTTCCTTGACCTGTAATAACCAACGGTTGCGGTTCATCGACGCGAAGAATGCGCCTAGCAACTGCCAGCACGTCCACGCTATTTAGCGAACGCCCAAGCCCAATACGCTGTTCCTGCAATAACGCAACCATCATGCCAAGCCGCTGGTTCATTGCAAGGCGGATGGTAAGCGCTTCGCGCGTGTATCCGTCTGCGTCCCAAGACTGCACGGCCAGCGCGCAATCTTCCGCAATCTTTCCAAACTCTTGCGTTTCGCTGTTCAATTTTCACCCCCTACCAACCAGGCGTTCGCTTCGCGCTGAATGCTCGGACCCACTTCGCCCATTGCCACCGATGCAAGGATTTCCGCGGCTTGCATAAGCCCATCGTTAGCCTTGAAAAACACGCGCTGAATAGCAATAGCCGCGCGGCGCTTGCTTTGCTGCTTACTTTGCGGGTCCATTAGAATCCCAAGCGCTAGGGAAACTGCGTGCGTTGCGTCATTCTTCATAGCCAAACCTCCGGCACCGCAGGGACCGCCGACGTTGCAACCGAATCGCCGCGCGTTTCGAACGCCGGCGGTCCCTGTAGTGCCTGAAATTGAAGTAGCGCGGTATTCCATCGGTTGCGAGGGCAATTGTTGCCTAAACCCGTTCCGCTGTCAAGCCCCGTTTTACTCGGCGTTTTTGCCTAGTTTTGCTTTCGCTTGGTGCGCTAGCGTGCCCAAGAAACCGATAGCCGCTTCCGCCGCTGCGCCAATGGTCGCGCCGGTCCCGTCAACCTGGCCCCACTTCTTCAGCGGGCACGCCGCGCCGGCAATTGTCAACTTCACGGAAAGCGCCGCGCGCGGCCCCGCACCGCAACCGCATTTAGTACAAAACCCAAGCCCGCCGGCGTCGGTTTTACCTTGCAGTTCCAGCGCGCGCGCATCGCACGCTAGGCAAAGCGCTTTACGGGCTTCAAAATCTGCGTCCGACGCTGGACCCTGCGTAGCGTGCTTCAGTTCCGCTGCGGCGTAAGCCGCTGCCAGGCTTGCCGCTCCAAAGCGCTGCGTTTCCCCTATGGCCATTTCGGCGCGCACGCCGGATACAACGCGGTGCGGACATTGCTTGCAGACTCCAAAGGACGGTCGCCCTCCGTAATGCCCGGCACCGCAGCAGCCGCCGCCGGGCACGCCGCAGTCGCTCCAATGCTCGCATTCGGTCACGAAATCACCACGCTAATGCTCATGCATCCCTCGTTAGTCCCGCAACGCTCCAAAAAAAGTCCGGTGCAACTGACGTATGTGCCTAGTGGTGTTGCCGTGCCCTGCTTGCACATTATTACGGTGGTTCTATCGCAATCCAAGTAGAACAAACATCCGTAACCCCATCGGCAAGAAACGCAATTTTGACCCTGATAGTAATCTGCCGATGGATTCAAATTTTCTACTGGTATTGCACTAGTCACCGTAAAACTGATCGTCCAATTTTGACAGTACCCCAACTCGGGGTAGTTGGGATCGATGACGAATGATCCGTCTGTTCCGATTGAAATAGTGTCGATCATTGCAAGCGCATTCGCGCTGCAATCATTGCTACATTTCCAATCGCTGATTGTTTCGCACCGAAACCCGCTACAAGATTGGCCTTCGGTAACGGTTGGATACCAAACGTAACGTGGACAGATATTGCAGGTACCGCAAGGGGCAGTCACCTCGTTTGAAAGAATTCGCGTAACTGTGTGCGAAGTGCCGCAGCAATCTACAATGGTAATAGTTGCCGTAACACTAGACGGATTCGGCGTTCCTGCCGGGCATTTGCAATCGCCCCCGCAGCAACAAGAACTAGCCGCCATTAGCGACATGGTTAACCCTTGCGCTTAAACAAGTCTGCCACGCGGCTAACCGGGAAAACGTGGCCGGCAATGTATCCGGCAAACGCGGTAAAGCACGCAAACCAAACCGAACCCAACCAGGCCGAAAAATTAGCGTCGATCATCGTCTACCGTACCTTTCTGTTGCTGGCGGTATGCCTTGTCGAAAAGGGGATCGGCAACCCGCCTAGCCGAAACCCATTCCCTAGCGCTTTCCTTATGCGCCGGGTCGATTGTAGCCGCCGCTAGTTCCGCTTCCGCGCGAACACGCTTAGGGATAAGCCCAAAGAATGCACGTAACGCAATGCCTAGCCCGGTCTGCCACACAAGCACAACCACGGCAAGCACCACGCCAAGCACAAGCCCGTACTTAATCAGCACCGCCCAAAACGGAACCGAATCCACCACGCCAGGTAAAGCGTTATGGATGCTGCCGGCAGCGTGGTTAATGGCCGTGGCCTGAACCGCAATATCAGCGGCCATAGCGCATACGTCCGAATCGGTTGAAACGCTGCCTATTTCATTCGCTAGCCGATGGATTTCCGCCGCCCTGTCCGCAACGTCTGTAGCGGCTACCGCAATGGCCCTAGACGGGCTACAAGCCGCCAGGGCGATTAGTAGCAGCATGGCGGCTATCCGAATCACCGGCGCGCCTCCAACCTGTCTAGGCGAACGGCAACGGCTTGCAGCGCTTCACCATGTTTGGAATCGTTAGCGGCCCCCAAGACTTGGGATTTAACCAGGTCCGAAGCAATGGCCCTAAGTTCCGTAATGTCCCTATCTTGTCTATCCAAAATGGCGTCCTTGCGGCCAAGCGTTACAAACACGCCGGCTACGCCTATCATCAGAACCGCCAATTGGAAAACCTGAATAGCCAACGCTAACCCTTGCGTCTGCTGCTTTGCTGGTTGCTGGTAAGGATTCACGGTAGCCCCGCTTCGCCTTCGCCACCGCCGCCTTCGTTGCCACCCGTGAACGCCGGGCATTGCCCATCGATTGGATTTGTAGCGTTAAAGAAATACAACGGTTGCCCGTTGGTACGCGTTAGGGCGTGCATAAGCACTACCGTATTGTTTGCAATCGCGTTATAGGAAAAGCCCGTAGGAATATAAACCGCCGTCACGCCTGGACCCAAAATGGTTTCGGCTCCAATGGTTTGCGGTCCCTCGTTACCGTTAATCGCCTTGCCATAGGTTGTAACAAGACTCGATTTCTTACGGTACGTAGCGGACGTTACGTAGGTGCCATCGTTGCTTACTACAATTTCTTCCCAATCGTATAACCACGCCTTTGTTTTTGCCGTTCTCAGCGTTGCGCCCGTAATGCGGGCAAGAAAAAGCACGTAGGTTTTATTACTGCTAACGCTAGTAGAAGGACCGTCCGAAATGCTATTTACGGCATCGGCAATTTGTCTAATCATGGCCGGCGACCACGGCCCCAAACGCTGTTTGGTATTGCCGTTAACGCGCGGCATTAGACTAGGTAAACCCCAAGGTTTACGCACGCTGCGCCGAACGCCGCGGTTTTTGGGAATGGTTGCTTCCAATAGACGCAACGCGCATACGTTGCTCCGGCACCGCTCGGCTCGCTCGGCGTGCCCGTGCAAGTATCCGCCTTAGCGCTGGCCTTCACTTCGCCGTTAGGCAACTTGCCGGCAACCTGGCGCAAATGGTAGCCATTGTCCCACGCGAATTCCCACGTTTGCTCGTAGGTTCCAGCGCCCACGCGCGAAATGCTGCAACCAGTAAATAGCAGGGTGCGGGCGGCAAAACTGTACGGACCTAGGTTAACGCTATCGCTGTTACGCTTGTTTAGAAATGTGAGCGGAACGCTTGGGCGGCCAAGCACTACGTTACGCACCGTGATACGGGCGACGTTCACGAAACCCGTAATAGGTTCTCCGCCGCTATCCACCTTTTCGCCACCAATGTCTACTTCGGTTGGATTGTCGATAGCGCTACCGCTTGGGAACGTAATTGCCGTGGCTCCATCCGTACGCCAGATGTCCACGGATTGCGCTTCAAGGCTTGCTTCCAGCGCTGTAAACCCGCTTTGGTTTTCGTTCTTGGCGTCAATTTCCGTACCGCTTTGCTGGCCCACCAAACTATCCAAAACTACGGAGGCTTCCCACACTTGCCCGCCGGCGTCCGCTTGCTTGAAGTCTACGGATACCTGGCGGCACCGGGCGGTAAGGTAGGCGCCCAACTCCGTTAGGCAACCGTCCGCAGCGCTTCCGCGATCATAGGTGCTATAAACCTTCGCTTGGACCGTGCTGGAAGAAAGCACGTCTTGAATCGTTAGCGCGGCGCCAGCATCATCCCAAATGCGATAGGTTGCGGTGCCCGCAAACTTTCCGCGGTCGAAGGTTATGTTAACGCCGCCGTCGGTATGTAATGCGATTTGGATAGCCATTATGGTGCCGCCGCCGCATTTGCCATGCGGCCCGTGTTCTCCGCAACCTTTGCGGTATTAATTGCCGTTGCTTGCGCGGGCTTTGCCAACTTGTCTAACCCCGTGGTCATGCCGGCCATTTTAACGCCGCCTACCGCCGTTGAAATGTTTTCAACGTTAGACATAGCCGCGACTGGGTTTTCCGCTGCGCCCTTGGTTGCCTGAATAGCCCGAAACAATTCCCAAGCCTTAGCGGTAGTTTCGTCGCTAAGGTCCGCGTTGGCGATTTTCTTGCGGAATAGTTCTTCCTCCGTCATCGTCTGCTGGTCTAGGGCGTCTTGCAGACTGCTAAGGAAATCTATTTGGTCCTGGTTGTAGCGGTCCTCGGCGTCTTGCCGGTCCTTCGCACGGCTAGCGGCCGCATCGGCAATGTCCTTTTGTTCCTTAAGTACTCGGGCAGTTTCCTTTTCGGCTTCGGCTTGCTGCTTAGCGGCGTTCGCCTTTTCTTCACCCGCTTGAATAAGACGTACTTGGGCTTCGTATTCCAACCTAAGCCCGTTTTCGGTTTCCAAAAATGCCTTTAACCGCGCCTGACGGTCCATGTATTTTCCGTCGGCTCCCTTAACTCCAGCGCCAGTTTCAATGATTTTTTGCTCGGTTTCGAAATACTGCTTTCGTAAAGCGTTTTGGCGCTCCTGATTTGCAAGCGCAAGTTCGCCAATCTGCCTTTGGGCGTCACCCATTTTTAAGTAATCTTCCAAGCCCGTTTGCAGGATGAATTTTCCCTTTGTCGATGCTTGGTTCTTCTGCAATTCGGCGAACGCATCGCGTGCCGCTTGCGCTGCTTTCTCTTGCGCCTTGTAACTTGCCGACGCCAAATTTTCTAGGATTTGGTAGCCCTGGCCAAGAATCGGAACGCTTCTAACAATGTCAAAAATGCCTTCGCCAATGCCGTTAATGACGGCTTGCGCCTTTGATCCGTTGGCACCAATGTTTGCGGTAAACTTTTCAACGCTGCTAAGCACCGTGGAAACGCCTTGCACGCCAGCAACTGCCACAATGCCCTTGCCTAACGCGCGGCTAAAGGATCGGCCCGATTTCTCTAGAATCGTTTCGGTAGCGCTGGCGCCCTTTGTGGTTGCCGCCTTTACCTGTTCCCATCCCGCCAAATACTCGGCGGTTTGGAGCGCAATCGTTGTACGAAAATTGGCAATGTTCGCCACGGGCTAGCCCCTTTTATATTGCGCCCGAAGCGCTGCAAGCACTTCCGCCGGCGTCTGCTTTGGCTTGTCCATGAACGGCATGAAATCCGATGGCTTGAACGGATCGCCCTTAGCCCGATGGCAATTTGCAACGGTTGCGGCAATGATGCCGGCCCGAAGGTCTGCACGCTGTTCCCCAATAGGTTCTAGCGCGTCATAGGCAATCCATTCCGTTAACTCTTGTGCCGTCATGGTTTCGCCTAATTCCTGTACCGTGCGGCCAAGCGCTAAAGCAAGACGAAAAAGGAATTTCCTTAGCGGCCGCTGTCGGAATTTCCCTCGGCTGTTTCCTTCGCGGATTGGCCCATACCGCTAAGCCTGGCGGCAACATCGTAAAGACTATCCACCACGCTAGCCGGCAACTCGCCAATAGCGTCTAGGTCCTTTGCCGTGAATAGCGGGCTATCGCCGTCATAAGCGCAAAGCGTAATCATGGTTGCGCGAATGTTCCGCAGCGTCTTGCCCTGAGCGTGGAAAATCCGTTGCTCCCATTCGTCGCGGCCCGCTGCCGTCATGCCGCGAATCGTGATAGGACCGACGCCAGGCACGTCCACTACCTCGGTAGGAACGGAAGCCTTAAGCGCTAGGAAACGGGTCTTAAGGTCGCTCATTAGGCAACGTCCGCAAAGGCAACGGAGCCGGTCCACTTCAGATTAAACGACGCGGTAACGGCCGCATCTACGCCAATCTTGGTAGAGAAATCGGTAACGATTGCGTTTCCGGTAAGGCTAAATCCCTTGTTTGTTGCGTCGCCGCACGTAAACACAATGGCCTTAGCAGCGGGCGCCGTGCTAGCCGCAGTAGCGTCCAACTGCGCCATAAGCGCCGCTTGCGCGGCATTGTTTGCGGTATCGTAATTCACTTCAACGCCGATGGTTCCGCTGTCGATAATGCCAGGCACGAAAACGCGGTGCCGCTGCGTAATGTTTGTAACGTCAATGGTAGACAACTTCATGCCATCGGCGCTCAGGCTAAGCACTTCGCCAAGGCTATTTCCGCCAATGCTAATTGTAGTTCCGAATCCGCTCATCGCTGCCATTGTTTAGTCCTTGGGCTTTAGCCCGTAATCGTGGTTGGTGAAACGCTATCGGCCCGGTAAACGCATTCAACGGAAACGGTTGCAATATGAATGCCCGTTTCGGTTGCTTCCGATCCAATATCGTACGTACTTGTGATCCCTTGTTCGCGCACCTCAAAAATCGTTACGCCCGAATACGTACCCTTCGCTCCGTGAACGGCTTTACGGATGATTTCCGCCGCTTGCCTGGCGGCTTTTAGTGTAGACGCAATAACCGATATTTCAACGGTAGAACGCCGTAGGCAATCGGTCCGCAGCATGGACGGGCTAACCGCCGAATCGTTTCCAGGCGCTAGCAGAATTGCCGGCAGCGCGGCGCTATCGCGGTACGCGGTATTAATGCGTGCCGCCGGTACGAGGTTTGTAACTGCTGCCGTCTGCGTAAGGACGTAGCGCAAACCCGCTAGAACAGTATCGCTCATTTAACCCCCGCTTTCGCTGCTGCCTCGCTTGCTAGACGTTCGAACGCCGCCGGCAATTCTCGATTTAGTGCGCTTTGGGCGGTAAATGCAAAGCGCTTGAGAATGGCAACCGCGCCGCCCCAACCGCGGTACGTGTTAGCGCCCTTATAACGACCATGTTCGGTAAGAAAGATTCCCGGCCCCCATGCCTTAACGCGCATAAAATAACCGTCGCCATCTTTAAGCCTGGCAACCTTGAAACCGAAATTTTCGAACGCAAGCGCCCGAAGCGCCAGCACGCGCGTATGGCCCACGGGCAAACCCTGTTTCCTAAACTTATTCCACCAGCGGTGGCTAAGCGCCCGCTTTAGGTTTTCGCCGTCATACTTGCCATCTTTGTTGGCGTAGTAGTTAATCAGACGATCCCGATACGGTTGCGCAATGCGCGTAAGCACGGGCAAAATCGTTGCGTCCAATTCGGTATCCGTCATAGAACGAATAACCTTTTCGAATTCGGGAACGCCCGAAATCAAGTACCGCTTTAGCGCGCTATCGCGGCGATACGGCATTAGGAAACGATTTCCCTACACATACAATCAAGCCATTGCCGACGCTCCTGCCAATCCACAACGGACACAATTTCCCAACGCCGGCTAACCATTCCGGCTTGATTAGCAACCGTCCTAAATTGACTTCTATGGTTTACCGATGGATGCCAGCGCGTCCGGATTTTGTGGGTAATCACGCCGTCTAACTGCCGATGGTTCATTTGCTCCGTAGCGCTGGCTTCCTGAATGGCGGCAAAAATGATCGTACCCGTGCCCGCAGCGGGCGTAGCCCGGTTCACCTGTCCGTAATCGTCTACCGTTTCGGATGGGTTGAACACTTCCAGCGGCGTACGAATGTTCGCCAGGCTCATTAAACGTAATCCCCCGCGTGGTACTGCACGATATAGCGCTCAACGGTACGCGGAATTTCGGTAACGATATTGCCGACGTTCACGCTCGTACGATGCTCGTACATATGCGCGGCTTGCAGCATCACGCAAAACCGAAGCGCTAGCGGGACGTTTGCAGCGGCCGCACCAAAGCCAGCGGTAAAGTTAACCGTAACGTCTAGCCCGCCATTTTCCTCCGTAGCCGGCCACGCCTGGTCCCGCTTCAACTGCACGCGGCCAATCATGTTTACGGAATAGACGTTGTAAACGGACGCGCTAAGGGTCTGCGTTGCGCCCGCTGCATCGGCATACGTAATGCTAGAAACGGCAACCGCTGGAGAACGCGGAAGCACGATTTCCCCATTTTCGGGAAACGCTTCCAGGCGGTACGAAAAAGCCCGCGTAATCATGGCGCGCCGGGTTTCGTTTTCGATAACCTGAGTAGCGGCTAAAATAGTATCGGGTAGCGCCGAATCATCTTCCGAATGGTAAATCCTGGCGTGCGCTTTGAATTCGGCAAGCGTAATGGGCGCCGTAACTGCGCCAGTATCTACTAGGTTAGTTTTCATCCGGTACGGGTTCCTCGTATGCGTTTGGGTCCACGGGCGCCGGAATGAACGTATCGGTTACGGGATCGTAGATATCCCCAACGCCAGCAAAGCGCCCGCGAATGCTGCCGTTATAACTGGTTTGTAGCCAATTGCCACCCAATAGTCCGGCGCAATAATCGCTACCGAACGCTTCGCATTCGTCGGGAATCACAATAACGCGGGTAACTACGTTGCTAGCGTTGATTTCGGCAAAATGTGCCATTTAGGAAGTAACCGTAAAAGTTCCGGACGCGTTAAAAAAATGGTTGGTAAAACCGTCGGCTTGGTAAATTGTTCCACCCGTTCCGCGCGGAGTACCGGCATAGCGCACAACCACAATGCCGCTACCGCCGGCTCCTCCGTCGTATAGGATTTCAGCCGGCGGTATTTCAAATTCGTCGTAAACCCATCCGCCGCCGCCGCCGCCGCCGCCGCTATTGGCTCCTCCATTATTTCCCGGGAATTCGGTGCCGCCGAAACCATTTGAACCGCGGCCCGGCTCGCCTGGCAAACCGCTTTGATAAAAAGCAGAACCGCCGCCACCGCCGCCACCCTTTGCGCCAAGCATTGCTTCTGGAATGCCAGTAAGTAGCCCACCGTCACCGCCATATCCGGCACCCTCGGGATTAGCCGCGCCGCCCGAATTAGTAAAACCGCCGCCGCCGCCAGCGTCCCATTCATAAATCACGGACGAATTACCGCCCTGGTAGCCCTGCTGAACGGACGTATAGCCGTCGGTTATGGTTGTATGGTTTCCACCTTGGCGTGCTGAGCCACCAGCAGCAGCGCCGCCGCCGCCGCCGCTACCGCCCGGATGACCGTTATGCTTTTGCTTTCCGCCGCCGCCGCCGCCGCTGGCTACAAAATCCATAAAAGACGAATCTGAACCATTTCCGCCGCGGTTTGTTTCGGACGTTCCCGCCGTACCTCCAGCGCCAATAACGATGGTATAGGCCGTGGTTGTAAGTGTGATATCGGCAACGCGGCGTCCGCCACCGCCGCCGCCGCCGCCGGCACCAGCGCCACCGCCACCGCCGCCGGCCACAACCATTACCGTAGCGGTAAACGAAACCGGCGGAGTAGCGCCCTTAATGCGCTTTACCAGGTAAGGGATATATCTATTACCCTTCACCGCTTGGCCGGTCCTTTCGTAGCCGTTTTAACGGCCGCAGAAATGCAAGCCCGTACGGGCGCTAGGATCGGTTCCACGGGCTTAGCAATGCCCGCGGCAATCCAAGCATTACCAATTGACGCCTCAACCGTAACGGCTTCCCCTTGCGCGTAAAAGCCTTTTCCGGTTACGGCCGCTTCCGTGAAAATAACTTGGATAGTGTCCATGAAATCCCGCTAGGGCGTTTCCGCCCTAGCGGGGTTATTTACCAACCGTAACTAGTTACGTCTGGCATTGCAGGGCGCTAAACGCCAGGCCAGGAAGCAGCAACTGGCAATCCATGCGCATATTCGCAAGATATCCAGTTTCGTTAGTGTCCGCATAACGCTCTCGTAGAACCTTAAGTTCATAGTTACCAGTAGTTCCCATCACGCAATAATCCCAAGCGCCGATAAGCGCCACCTTAGTAGACGTGGTGCCGCTGGTCGGAATCGTCGGCATCGCCGCCGAAGTAACCACGGGAATGCCAAGCAGACGATCCGGCTCAGGTGCCAGGCCGCTACCGCCCTTGGCGTAACCGTTCTCCCAAAAGTACAGACCGCTGGTAGCCAACTTTCTAATAGCGCCAAGGGTTGCATCGTTGGTAATGATTGCGGCAGAAGGATGCGAACGATACTGGCGCGGCAAACTGTAAACCCAACTAATAATTTCCGCGGCGGTAATAGCGGTTTGACCCGCAGCGGAAGTAGCCAGGCCGGAAGCAACCAGCAGCGAAGCCGGAGCGCCCGAAACGCTAGAAGCGCTCAGCAGCGCGGTTTCCTCAGTCTGAGCAAAAATACGCGCAAACTGTTCCGACAGAATGGAAGAAATTCCAAAGTTACCGCCGCGTGCATCGGCATCGGCAACCAGTTCATTCGAAACGCGCAGCAAGCAAGAAAGACGCTTGGGGGTAAGCGTAATCTTGGCGAATGTGCTGCCGCTTTCGCTGCTGGGTGCGCTGCCTTCGCCAGTCCAGTAAGCAGTACCCGTGGCATTCTCGTACGCCACTTCGCGCGCAAACGATCCAAGAGAAATTTTGCGGCAAAGGTTTCGGACGCTGGTCATGGTCTGCAACTTCGTAACCAACTGGTTATCAAACTCGGTAGGCGGAATCACGGTGCCGCCGCTTGCCTCACTCAGCGCGCGCATTTCGCTAGGGCCGGTGTACTCGCCGTTGCGCAGGTACTTTTCAAAAGCCGCGGCGTACTCCTCGGTACCTCGGCGCTCAAAATCGCTAGCCGGCTTATCCGAAACCTTGCGGCTAGCGGTGCGAATCTCGGGCACGTCGGGAATGACGTTAACCGAAATACCGTCGGCCAGGGCAAGCATTTCATCGTTACGCGAACGCTGCTGGCGCAGCGCGGCGTACTGCGCCTTCAGCGCGGAAAACTTCTGCTCCATCTCAACGCTCATGCCGTCGGGGCTACCGTTAGCCTCATTAACAAGCGCTTGCATTTCCGAATAAATAGCGCCCATCTTTTCGATAAGCGCCTTAACGCTGTCCATTGCTCCCATATTCGTATCCTTTCAAAAGCCCGCGCGAATCGCCGGCGACGTGCCGGTTAAGCATTCACGCGGGATGGTGAATGCCCGAAAAAAATCTTAGGAACGGTTCACGTTCAAAACGGCCGAAGTGTTGGTAATAGAACCGTCGGCCCGAATTGAACCAACGAAAAGCGTTTCGTTAGTGTCTGCGTGGCGCTCGTCGAAACGTGCAACGCTGAACGCGTCGAACGAATGCGCAAGCAGGTACTTGGACGGATCGAAGAACATAACCGCCGTATCGCCCGCCGCGGGGGTACCCGTGGAAAGCCTATGATAAACCGTCGGCAATCCTTCAACCGTTGTACCCGTGGTGCTGGCGATATAGCCGCGGAAGGACGGAAAAAGGACCGGGTAGAACGTCGCGTCGAAATTTGCAACAAGCCGGCTATTCACAACGGCAACGCTATTAATCCATTGCTCGTATGCCATCGGGCTTAGCGCGCTAGTAGTTGAACCCCAAACGGAGGAAATAATGTCCTTGGGCGTAATGGCCGTGCTACCTGTAGTGCTAACCGTACGGCCATAAGCCTTAGCGCTCGTATATGCGCCCTGGCATTGCGTTGTACCGTCACCAATAAGGATTTGGCTGTTAATCGTGTTCACCAGTCCCGCGACCAATTCTTGCCTAAGGAACTTATCTACGTCGGTTGCCGCCTTACTGTCCGCAAGCAATTCGTTAGATACCTTCACCCATGACGTAACCTTCTTCAGCGAAAACGTATAGAACGTTCCGCTTGTTCCAGTGTTAACGCCCTGGCGTGGAAGGCTAAACGTCGGACTACTCTGCGTACCAATCCCCGCTTCGGAAACGTTGGCGTTAACCGTCATATCTTCGTTATAAATCGGCAACTTAAATGCCGTGGTAGTCGCCACCTTTCGCACGCGGTTAAGGATAAAATCCTCATTAATTGCGGCGTCGATGAAATTAGACCAATCGGTTGGCGCCAGCGCGGTTCCGCCGCTGCTAATGCTTAGCGCGCGCGCTTCAACGTCGGTAAGGCCGCGGGCACCGCGTCGAAGATAGGTGCGGTAAATTTCTGCGTAGTCGGCGCTAGAACGGTCTAGGGGCTTATCCATGTTTTTCCTTTTGGGTAAATCGTTATCGCCGGCAATGGCAACACACAACGCCGGCGGTTAAATGGTTTCAACCGTGGCGGATTAGTGCAGCACTAGGCAACACGGAAACCCGTTTTCGCGCGCGGCGTCCACTAGGGATTATGCCGCGCGGCGTTATTCAATTGCGCGCATTATCGGTATGCGTATACGTTTTGCAACTATCGTAAGCGTTTTGCGGCTTTACGCTTCCGGAATAAGGTAAATCTTGCGCTTTGGCGTTGGGTTTTCGCTCCGCGCCTGAACGCTCGTAGCGCTATTCGCCGGGAACGTTACAACCGATACTTCCCGCAATTCGGCGTCCGTAATTACGCGAATCGGTTTACCGTCCTCGCCCTTTTCGAAGCGTTCCCCACGCACGATAAAACCAAAACTGCATTGGCTGACCACGCCGCTTTTAATCAATTGGTGCGCTTCCCTGGCTGTAGCCGTATCGGGTAGCGTGGCTTCGAACCCAAGCCCATTCGAATCCGTGTAAAGCCGCAGGTTGCCGGCTCGCACGCGCGCCAGCGGCTTAGACGTATCGTGATTCCAAAGTAATGCAATATCGCTAGGGTCCTCCAGCGACTTGGCAAACGCGTTAGGGTCGATCCGCTCGTATTCGTTACCCATATCGTACGTATCCCACGTAACCGCTACGCCGGAAATGCGAAGCCCGTTAGCGGGTGCAAGGGTGCCGTTAGAACGCGTTTCGATACTCATGGCTTAACCTCCGTATTGCCCCTAATTCCGTCCAGCAGTTCCGCAGCAGCGGCGCCGGGCAACGTCTGCCATGCGCAAATATCATCCGTAAGCGTTGCAATAGCGCCAACCGTGGCGCGCAAATGCTTAGCGTGACGCATCATGGCGGCATCCAGCACCGTTACCGCGTGCGCTTCATTCCCAAGCAACCGCCCAAGCCCGGCCACGGTTTCCCGCAAATCCTCGTAAATATCATCTACTGGCGGTTCCCACTTATCTAGTTTTGTCTGCGTCCGCTGGCGAAGCAAGTATTCGCCCACGCGGTTTACGTGCCGGCGGTAAGCCGCTTCGATGGCCGGACGCACCGCGGCGATTGCGGCGGTATTCGCCGCGCGCGCCATTTCCTCGGGCGCAATGTCCACCGATGCGGGGATTTCCTCGGGTTCAAGGTCCACGCTTGCGGGCACTTCCTCGGCAACTGGTTCCGCGGCTGGCGGCGTAGTCGGCGTAGGAATGGGCGCCGATTGTCCGGGTGCTTCAGTATTCAAAGGAAGCCGAATGCTAGAACCGCCTTCAACCGCCGGTAGCCCTTCCTTTGCGCGCGCTTCGTTCGGCGTCAGAACGCCAGAAAGAATCGCCGTCGAATAGGCGCTAAATCGGGTACTCATGTCGGCACGTAGGAGCGAATCAAAAGAAATCCGCGTGCAATATGGAGCGTTGCCAATCAGTTTACGGCTAGCCTCCTGTTCCAATCGGGTAGCCCAACCGCTAAGCGTATGCTTTACGAAATGCTGGTCCGCGGCTTCCTGGCTTGAATAACTTTGGGCGTCGGTTGCGCCAATACGCGCGGCCGGCACGCCGAACGCGGCCGCGATTTGCTCCCGGCAAAACTTCCGAATTTCGACCAAATCTTGGTCCTTAAGGCTACTGGTAAGCGCCTCATACGTCATGCCGTCTTCAAGAATTGCCGTCTTGCCGCTGTTGCGGCTTCCGCCGTGAACGGCTTGCCAAGACTCACGAAGCCGCTTGCTAGCCTCCGGCGTTAGGCGCCCTGGCATCTTTAGGATGCCGCCGGGAACGGCATTATTGCCGTAAAACCGCCCGACGTACTCGGAGCAAGTAAGTTCCAGCGAAATCAGTTCTCGCATAACGTGAATGGGCGGAACGCCAAGCAAGCCTTCCATACTTGGCCCCACCAAATGAAAGATTTCGTAGCCGCGGAAGCGCTTACCGGCTCCGGTGCCGTTGGCGTACTTGCCGGTGAATACCTCGTAATAGGGTTGCTGGTCGCCGTCCCTATACATGGCGATTTGATCCGGGCGAATCAATTCCATAGCCACGGGGCGCCCGGTGGAATCCCGTTGAATGAATGCGTAGCCGTTGCCCGTAAGTAGGCAATTGGTAAGGATCGTTTCTCTAAACACAAGCGCCGAAACGTCTTCGTTAGGTTCAACGTTAAGCAACTGCGTTAGCGGATGGTCCGGTTCAACAATCTTCCCTTCGGACGTTTCCCTAAGCACTTGCCAATCAAGCCGGGCAATACTGGACGCAATCAGACGCACGCACGCGTAAACCGATGGCGACTCCATCGCGTTTAGCGGGTTAATCTGAATGCCGCTATAGGAATACGTCGAAACGTAGGATTGGATCGAACCGCCAAGCGTTTGGCCGATTGGCGTATTATCTTCCCATGCGGTACGCGGCGGCTTTGGTCCAACGTACCGCTTAAGAATGTCGATTAAACCCATTCTATGGCCTTTCCTTGATCCTCATATACCGAAGGTCCGCTAGTCGCGTTACCTTCATTCATCCACGCCGCCATAGCCGTAATGATTGCGGCTAAAGGGTCGATTCGCTCCACGCTGGTTTTCTTGGAAACCTTAATGTTGGCCGCGGCATCCATGTCAATGCAAGCATTGGAAACCGCCCACGTAAGCAGCGGGTTGCCCCCGTGTTGAAGTTTACGCGACATAACTAACGCTTCAAGTTTCTTACAAGGTTCCGATAGCGTCCTAAAGCCTTGCCGTACTTCCAGCATCGGAAGCCGTTCGGCGTTATACAGATTCGTAGCCAACTGCGTAGCGCTCCACGGATCGTACCCAATCTGCCTAACGCGGAACGTCCTGCATAGTTCCCTAATGCGTTCCTCAACAAACTTATAGTTAATCACCTGTCCAGGCGTAGGTTTAAGCCACCCTTGGTCCGCCCAAACGTCATAGGGTGCGCGGTCCGCCCGGCTTCGCCGGCGTATGCCGTCTTCGGGGCACCACGTGTACGAAATAACCGCTAGTTCTCCATTGTCGCCCGGGACGATGCACGCCAGGCTAGTAAGGTCCACGTTACTAGAAAGGTCCAAGCCTAACCAGGCTTCTCGGCCGGCCAGCGCTTCAACGCTTAGACCGTCAACGGTGCAAGCCTTCCACGCATCGTTTCCAATCCAAGTACGTTTACTTTCTACCCATTGGTTTAAGTAAAGCGTTCTAAACGTGGTTGAATATGCGGGTAGTTCCTTCGCCTTTTCGCATTCGGACCGTAGAAATTCTTCCGAAACCGTAATGCCTAAAGACGGGTTAGCCTTTTTCCATACCTTCGGGCTTGTCCAATCATCTTCAATATCGGCGCCATACAACGCGGGTAAAAACTTGTGGTCGCTAATGATTCCATCGCGCACCTTTTCCGCGTAGCCGTGCAACTCGTACGCTAGCGAATTGCGGTTATGCCCGGCGGTAGTAATGCTAATGTTCAACGGTTGAAGACGTGAACCTTGGCTACTAGCCATTGTGTTAAACAATTCGCGCCCGTGTTCGTCAAACGTATGCAATTCGTCAACGCATAACGCGCTAGCGTTGCGGCCGTGCTTCGTTCCAGCGTCGGCGGATAGGATTTCAAGTTTAGAAGTACCGAACGTAATGACGTTCCGCTGTACCGTGGTCGCCCTGGCTAGTACCTGGTTAGCCTGAATCATCTGCCGGCAGCAATCGCCCACAACCGCGGCTTGGTCGCGGCTAGATGCCGCGCAATAGATTTCGGCGCCCGGCTCGTCTTCAACCAGCAGCAGGTAAAGCAGAATGCCGGCAAGCATTGTGGATTTGCCGTTTTTGCGTGGTACTTCAATAAGCGCTTGCCGAAATCGCCTAAGCCCGTCTGCACGCTTCCAGCAAAGCAACGTACCGATTAGGTCCAGTTGCCACGGCAGCAACGCAAACGGTTTGCCGGCGTGCGGTCCCTTTTGGTGAACCAGCAGATTAAAAAACTTGTCTAGCCGTTCAAATTCGTCAACGTCGAACCAATCGCCTGGCGCCGCGGTGGCGTTGGCGTTGAAACCCGCAACGGTTGCTTTCTTAGGCGCTTTTCTTTTTAAGCAACGCTTCGATTCCGGTGGCATCGCCCTTAGCCTTTTGGTTGGTTTGCAGTCCGACACGTGAAGCCGGGCTTAGTCCGAATTCGCGGGAAAGTTTCGCTACCTTATCCCATGCGCCTTCACGCACCTTGATAGCGGGATTAGCGTAGCGTCCTTGCGGGCTGTCCGTAATTAGCCCGCCTTCCTGTACCAATGCGTTAGCGGCTTCCCATTCGGCTTGTGCCAGGGCGTAATGGTTGTGCGCTACGTAATCCTCCGCGGCGTAAAGCCCGAGCCGGCGCAAATCTTCAACCAGGCGGTTAAAGAATTCGGTAGCCCGCGGGCACGCGGCAACTTGAGCAAACACGGTAGGTGCGCCGTCGCTGCCTACCGGCTCATTTTCACGTAGCGGAAGCAGGGTAGAACCCCGCAGTTTCAGCGTCGCTGTCGGCGTCGGCCGTGGTCCATTTCTGCCCAATATCGCCACCTCGTTTTTATTTGGACGCGCGCACGATTGGCCGTGCTGCGTCGGTTTAAAAAAACCGTATCTAGGGCGCTCCAATGCCCTACGGACGCATTGTGGGGCTTCCTAGCACCCCTAGGAACCAACCCTTAGCCGCGCGCAGACCGA